GATGACTCCGCAGAGCCGCGCCGCCGGATCGTTCCCGGGGATGCTTGCCTTGCGATCCGCAGCGGACAGCGGTTTGCGGATTTACTACTACAACGACGGCACCTACAACACGGCGTTCCGGTTTGGAACTGCGTCAACGGGTACAGAGGTGTATGGCCCGAACGGAGTGACTTACGGAGTGCCACGAAAGTTCGGGGCAAGCGTCACCAGCGGGACACAATTCGCAAGCAGCGCAGGAGTGCAGATCGGCGCAACGCAGACGCTTGCGGTCCCGATGGATCAAACGCTCCTCGCAATCGGAAGTGACGGAGTTGCCCCGACCCCCGCCGTGAACTGCCGGATGAACTTCCGGTCGATCAAGTATTGGCCTTACGCCATGACCCTCGCAGACCTGAACGCGATGACCGCCTGACATGGACTACCTCCTCCGAACCAACACCGAGGCGCAGATGGACGATGCGCTTGAGGCCGCAGGCATCCTCCGTGAAACCGACATCGGCGGCGGCACGGGCGAACTGGCCCTCCTGCCCATCGCGGGCGCGTACCTCGACCGCATCAAGCCGATCCCGCCGCAGTACGACGCGGACGGCAAGATCGTGCGGCCGGGGCACCCGGAGTACCACGCGAACCTTCGGGTGACGATTGAGCTCACGCCCGACCAGGTCGCGGGCCTACCGACGTTCGATCCGCTGCCGAGCATCCCCTACCGCGTGTTCGCATGAGCGAGATCGACCTCAAGCCCACCCAGGAGATGGCGGCCAACGCCGCCCGCGGCCTTGAGCTGCGCGAGAAGCACGGCCGCGGCGGCACCGAGATCGGCGTGGCCCGGGCCCGCGACCTCAAGAACCGCAAGAACCTCTCCCCCGAGACCGTGCGCCGCATGGACTCGTACTTCGCCCGCCACGAGGTGGACAAGAAGGGCAAGGGGTGGGGCGAGGATTCGGCTGGGTATATCGCGTGGCTCCTGTGGGGGGGCGATGCCGGCCGCGCCTGGGCCGCCCGCAAGGTCAAGGAACTCGAACGCAAGGAGGACAAGAGCGTGAACCAGAAGGCATCCCATGCCGTCCTCGAGGACGGCGACAAGGTCGTGCTCAAGGGGGTCGAGTTGTTCATGGCCTTCGACCCCGCCATCGATGACGGCGAGGCCGACCCCGAGCTCAAGCGCTTCGACAACAAGCGCCTGCAGAAGATCGTCGCCTCGACGGCCAAGCACATGAACCGCGGCTCGTTCCCCCGCATCGTGGTCATGCACGAGAAGGACGGCAAGGAACCCAAGAGCGCCGTGGGCCGGATTCCGCAACTCCGATACGAGGAGCGGGATGGCGTCGGGTACATTGTGGGCGACATGGAGGTCGGCAGGGACATCTTCGACAGGCTCATCGCCACGAACGCCTTCCCCAGGCGGTCGGCCGAGATTTGGTCCGAGAGCAACCACCTCTCGGAGGTGGCCCTGCTTGGCCGCGAGACTCCCCGCCGGCCGCTCCCCGACACTCATTTCGCCCGTGCGGGCGAGAAGATCACGTTCTCCAAGAGCAACCACGACCTCGCCGGGGTCGGTGGTGGGCTCAATACCTTCGTCCCGGCAATCACCAAGGAGGAGGCCGCGATGGCATCCGACAGCGACATCCGCGAGGAGCTCGAGGCCATGAAGTGCGCGATCTCCGACATGGCGGAAACCATGAAGAGGCACTTCGGGGACAAGCCCGAGGACAAGGTCGAATCCGCCGAGGAAGGCGCGAAGGACGAGATGGCCGGCGAGGGGATGTACTTCGACGCCGAGGAGGGCGGCGAGGGCGTTCACATCGACATCGGCAGCCATGACGTCGAGAACGGCGAGGAGGAGCCCGAGATGGAGCCCGTGGTCGCCAGCAAGGCTTCGTATGCCCTGCGCGCCCGCATGGCCCGCATCGAGCGCGAGAACGCGCAGCTCAAGAGCGAGATGCAGCGCGAGCGGTTCTCGCGCGAGCTCGACGTGCTCGAGGCCGAGGGCTACCGCATCCCGTCCTCGCAGCGCGACAACCTCATGGCGCAGCTCCAGGCCGCGCGTGACCCCGTCGCCCTGCTGGAGTCGTGGCGCGACCTGTTCGCCCGTGACCCCATCGGCACCAAGATCGACATGAGCCGCGCGTCGCTCCCCCGCACGATTGACGTCCCCGACGTCGGTGCGCTCGTCAAGGAGTTCGCCGGCCGTCCCGAAGAGTTCGCCAAGGCAATCAACAGCCGCGCCCGCAAGACGCGGTAATCCCCAGGAAACAAGGACCAAGAAACCATGCTTCAGTTCTCTCCCAACCTCGTCGCGGGCGGCAACATCAACCCGTACCGCATCGTCAAGATGGACACCACCGCCTTCCAGGGCGTGGCATCCACCGCGGCCGCCGACTACGTCGTCGGCGTGACCGATGGCTCCACCCGGCGCTTCGACTCGTCCGTTCACGCGGCGAGCGGCGACCCGATCAGCCTGCAGCCCTCGAACTGCGTGCAGATCGAGGCTGGCGGCAATATCACCCCGGGCCTCGGCCTGATCGCTTCCACGGGCGGCGTGGCCATCACGGCCGCCGGCTCGGGAAACGTTCCCCTGTTTGTCGCCCTTGAGTCGGCCGCCAGCGGTCAGATCTTCTGGGCGTACCGTCTCCCCGCCACGAAGGCGCTCTGATTCCAGACTGACCCAAAGGAGGTCACACAATGGCTTATGTCGCAGTCGGTGGCGGACTGAACACCTACGTCCCGTCCACCAACGCCCTCGCAACGGGCGCTCTTCAGGTCGAGTTCACCCGTGCGGTGAACACGTTCCCCATCACCAAGTACGCGCAGATCGTCCCCGTCAACCAGATGACGGGCTACTACCTGCGCCTCGACTCGGATGACAACGTCCGCGTCACGGACACGAACGAGTTCGCGTGGCCTCTTGGCAACGACCGTCCGGTCGGCAAGATGAACCAGCACGACTTCGTCTCGTTCACCGCGCAGCGGTTTGCGTACCCCTTCTACATCCCGAACGAGACCGTCAAGCAGGCGGCGTGGGATGTGGTCGCGCAGCACGCTCGCAGCAAGGCGCAGCTCGCCATGACCGCCCGCTCGATGCGTACCGCCACGGCCCTCACGGGCTCGGCGGCGCAGACCGCGTTCAACGCGGTCGGCAACTACGCGGCGACGGGCACGGCCTCCCCGGGCGGCGCTCCGTGGACCACCTCCACCACGAACGTCATCCAGAAGGGAATCCAGGGAGCCCTGCAGCGGATTTCGCTTGCCACGGGCGGCGCGGTGCGCGGCGAGACCGACATCATGCTCGTGGTCAGCCCGACCATCGCCAACCTGCTCTCGCAGACGCAGGAAGTTCGTGACTACGTCAAGAACTACCCCGCGGCGCTGCCCTTCCTGCAGGGTTCGGACACCTTCGCCAAGTACGGCCTGCCCCCGAACCTGTTCGGCGTGCAGGTCGTGGTCGATGACTCGGTCAAGGTCACGACCAAGAAGGGCGCGGCGAGCACGACCCGGTCGTTCGTGTTCGGCAACTCGGCGGTGTTCGTGAGCCGTCCGGGCGGTCTGGTGGGCGTCGAGGGCAGCACCTCGTTTGCCACCACCCAGATCTTCGCCTTCGAGGACATGACGGTCGAGAACTGGGACGATCCGAAGGATCGTCGCATCGAGGGTCGCGTGATCGACAACAGCACCTCGGAACTGGTTGCCCCGGTCTCCGGGTACCTGGTGCTCGACGTCACCGCCTGACGCCTCCACCAAGGCACAAAGGGGGCGGGATGCTTCGGCACCCGCCCCCTCGTGCCATAGGGGATTTCCCGCATGGCATACGCAAGCTACGCCGACCTGGAGCGGGAACTGGACAGCCGCATCATCGCGGAGCTGTGCAGCGACCAAGGCAACCCGAGCAAGGGGGCGAACCCCGTCACGGCGATGGCGCTTGACCGCGCCACGGCGATGATTCAGGCGTATGCGCGGGTCGGAAACATCTACACGGACACGGACCTGACCGGGCTGGCGACGGCCAACGACTACCTGATCATCAGCCTGACGGTGGACCTTGCCACCGAGATCCTGTTCCAGCGCAGGGCCATGAAGATCCCTGCGGCCGTCGAGGAGCGCATGAAGCGGGCGCACGAGATGCTCGAGCACCTGCGGGACGGCAAGGCGATCTTCGGGGCGCTTGCCAAGGCGGCCGACGCAGGGCTGCCCGAGGTCCGGGCCACACCGTTGCAGACCTTCGCCTACTACAACGGCGTATCCACGAGCTCCTTCTTCCCGCCGCGCAAGCCGAACACGATGCCGGGAGGCTGACGTGGCCTACGGCCCCGGACGAGAGCCGGATCGTCGGCGAATTGCCAAGGCGCTGACCAACCGAAAGGTGCTCGACGGCATCGCCAAGGCGGTGGAACGCTACGCCAAGGGCCATATTGCCAGCGGGAAGGGGCGAGGACCGAACGGTGAGGCGGTGCCCCTGCAGCCGCTCAAGGACCTGCAAGCCGAGTACTGGACCACCAAGAAGCCCAAGGAGGGCATCTTGGCCACCCGGCAGACGGTCGTGATGTCCAAGGTCCGAGGCAAGATCGTCCCGAGGACGGTCACGGAATACCTTGTGCGCGGGAGCTCGTACCGTGCCGGCGGCCAGCCGCTGCGGGACACGGGCGAGCTCATCCGCAGCCTCAAGGTCCGGGCCGAACACGCTGGCGGGACGCAGGTCACGGTCATCATCCAGGGGCCGCTCTACGGCATCTACCACGAGCTTGGCTTTGAGACCGATGGCCCGAACTACATCCCGCTGACCCGAAAGGGCGTGCGGAGCCATTCCACGGGCAACAACCCGAACGCCGAGGGCCTCAACCCGGGCAAGGACTTCCTGATGGCATGGAACGGGGTCAAGGTCCCGGCTCGGCCATTCATGGTCCCCACCAACACGGAATGGTCGGAGATCGGAAGAAGCATTAGACTAGGACTCGCCAGAGTGCTGAAAGGAAAGACCTAATGGCCGCAAGCATCATCGTGTCAGGGCCGTGCATGATCCAAGTCGACCTTGGAGCCGGGTACGTCGATCTCGGACAGACCGACAACGACAACCTCCCGCAGATCAGTGAGAACGACTATACGCACGAGATCAAGACGGTCTCGAGCGGCCAAGTCGCCGAGGAAGTCGTGGTGCAGGGCATCGAGGCCGTCATCACCGCCACCTTGGTGAAGTGGGATGCGGCCACGTTGACCAGCCTGCGGGCATTGCAGCGGGGCGCGTTCAACCAGGCGACCATCGGCCGGATGCTCGTGGCGAACAGCGCGACCTTCGGCGTGAAGATCCTGCCGCTCACGGCAGGAAAGACGGCCTATATCTTCGGCCGATGCTTCGTGCAGCCGAACGGGATCGTCACGAGTCAATTCGGAAACGTCGAGCAGCGTGCGGGCATCACGTTCAAGGCGATCCCGAACGCCTCCAGCCTCCTGTACACCACGGCCACCACATGATCGACCTTACCGCCGCCGACGATCCAATGCTGTTCCGCATCGAGCTTCCCACGGGCGAGCTCATCGTCCAATGGAACGAGATCCTGGCGTGCATGGCAGGCAAGAGCAATCCCGAGCCCTCGGTGCAGGACGTGGCTGCGGCGATCCGCAAGGTCGCGCGAACGCCTGCCGCCGCGCAGGAGGCATCGGACGAGGTGCTGTTTGCGGCGTTTGCGCGAATCGGTCAGGCGGTCAACCGTCTGGGAAACTGACACGGGCGGCGGCCGTATTCACCGCGACCTACGGCCGGCCGCCCTCGGACTTCTCCCCGGAGATGGCGATGGGACTGGCTGCCAACATCCCCGCGATTGAGGCACGCCAGTCGCTGATGCTGGCGCAGGGCATCGCCATCGCCTTCGGGCAGCCCGAGGCGGCGCAGGCAGCCGTGCAGCTCGCCACGGGCAGCGCGGACCTTGCCTGGACGGTTCGGATGCAGATGCAGCACGCACGAGGTGGCGCATGAGCGTCCAGACGAACTCGGCCGTGTGGATCGCGCTGCGCGACGAGATCCGCGAGTGGAGCAAGGCGCAGGGATACGGCTCGGCCGTGTACCTGTCCGAGCAGCCGACCGAGGAGACCATCGCGCAGTTCGCGTTCCAGATCATCCCGAGCGGAGACTCGGCCATGCACCCGCGCAGCGGCGTCGGGCTGCTCGAGAGCACCGTGCAGATCGTGGTTTGGTGGCGCAATCTCCTTGACCCGGTCAACCAGGCCACGGAGCGCATCGCGGGCACCTACGGCATCGAGACCGTCGTGGACGGGCTTCGCCAGCTCCTCATCCAGAACGACCTCGACGGCCGCCTGACCATCGCCATGACATGGAGATCGGGAGGACAGGTGGAGGCCGTGCCCGATCTCGTCGGATGGATGCGCGGCACCGAGACATTCCTGTGCGCCTTTGAGATCACTTGGACGGTTCCCTGATGCAAGACCTCGGCAAAATCACCATCGACGTCGTGGACGGGGAGGGCGGCGGCGGCTCCGGGCAGCGCGATCTGCCGAAGGTCTCTCCCGAGGAATTGGCGCGGAATCTCGTGTCCACGTTCAAATCCGTGTCGTCGCAATACACCGCCAAGACGGGCATCGAGGACGCTTCCGAGCTGCTCACGAACACGAGCGGAATCGTCAGCAAGTCGCTTTTGGGAATAGCCATTGGGGCAGGGACCGCGGTGCTCGCCATGAAACTGATCGTCAGCGGATTCAAGGCGGTCTACGACAGCCTGAAGCAGCTGCACCAGTTCATCATGGACGCGGCCGACGAGTTCAAGGACTACAGCCCTGCCATTGCCGTGGCGAACATGACGAACGAGATCGAGCTCATGGTGCAGAAGTTCCGCACCGGGGCCATGATCGGAACGAGCATTGCTGGCACGGTGGCACAGACCGGGAGGATCGAACGGTCGTTGCTCCAGATCCGAGGGTACGCCGCGATGATCGGGTCGGCGTTCCTCGAGCCGATCCTGCGAACCGTCGCCGACATCCTTGATGAGCTGACCTTGAACATACCGAAAATCACCGAAACGCTCATTGCCCTGCTCAAGCAGATCGACGGGCTGCTCAAGCCCATCGGGGCGCTTCTTGCGGCGGTTCCGGTCACCCAGATGCTTGGCGTCGGCGTGCTTTCAGGGAGCCCCATCGTGAAATACCTGATCAAGATCCTGGAGCGAGTCGCCAGAAACACCGATCCCGTGATGGACCCCGCCAAGGCGAACGAGCCCTTCCTTGCCGATCTTCGGTTGATGGGAGTGAGAATCTGACATGGCGCTCGGCAACACTTTCGTGCAATTCAGGTGGGACGGCGTGGACTATGAGCTGCCCTACGCAAGCGTGTCGAGCTACGACCAACGGCCGATCTACGCAGAGGACGGCTACACGCTCAACCGATACGAGACCACCATGTCCGGGTCGTGCGTCATCCATGACGGTGCGAACACGTTCACCGACTTGGCCACCAAGTTCAAGAACGGCACGGGACAGGTTGAGCGCGTTCTCGTGAGCGTCACCGCCGCAGGCGGCACGGAGAACCTGATTGACGTGACCTTCCCCGACACGATGCGGGGGCCTTTGCTGCACCTCACGGTCACCGAGATCAACGGCCGGAACGCCTGCGTGGTCAACTGGACCGTCAACGCGGCGACGGCGTACCCGACGCAGTCGGGAGCGCCTGAAAACGAATACCCCATCATCAGCAACCGATGGACGCAGCGGTTCTCGATTGACCCGAGCGGGCACGTGACCCGAACCACGTCGGGGGTTCTGGTGGTCAACCTCGCCGCGCTCGGCGCGACCATGACCCCGGCCAACAACGGCGGCTTCTCCGAGGTGGACGGCAAGGCCCCGTGGGCTGACCTGTTCCGGCGGGCGATTGCGCCGGCCATGACCTCGACCCTGATCTGGCGCAGGGAATCGCAAACCTACGCCTACAACGAAGCTGGCAACGCGCTGATCTACGAGGTGGTAGACAGTCAAGCGAGGGTCAGCCTTCCTGACGGGGCCTACGCCGGCACGGCCGAGTTCACGTACGAGCGGTCACGGCAGAACCTGGCCTTCGGGGTCATGCGATTCTCGTGCGACCTTGAGGGGGCGGTCACCGGGGACACCCGGGCGCTCGTCAACGCCGCCGTGCTGATTTCCCGGTCGCGGATCGACTACACCAAGGCATTTATCCAGCGCATTTCGGTCAACGAGCGGGACCTCCTGAAGAAGTCGAGCATCCGATTCGAGATCGATGCGTGGGCTCCCGCGACGGGCGGGCTGTCCGACGTCGGGACGGTCGCGTCCGTGCCGTTGGCCGCGATGGTGGGACGGTTCTTCACGGTCTCTCGCACCGTGGATTGGCGACCGGACCCCTATGGCAGCGGCGGCCAAGGCGTGCTCGGGATACCGCATTGGTACGGGAACAGCTTGCAAGCCAAGCCCGAGAGCATCCCGGGGTTGAGCGTCATGGTCGCGGACGTCATCGACGTGCTGGCTACCCCGCCGGCGGACGTCGTTCCGACTGTGACCTTCGTCGGCCCGGACCAGTCGTTTGCGGCCGCCAACGCCGTGATCGACGTCGGGCCGTTCAACCCGGCGCAGGCAACCTACAGCGGCGACAGCGTGGTGCAGGCGGTCGAGCGCACGGTCGGCGTGACGAACGCAACGCTCGACACGGGGATGCACCATATGCCGACCCTGTACACGCAGGGAGCGGACTTCGTGTTCCAGGCCAAGAAGGCACAGGCCGAGCTCACGGAGACCTTCACGGTCAGGCGGGTCAACGTGCCGCCGCCGCGCGAGTACCGACCGATGCCGGCTGGCTTTTACCTCGTCAAGGACGAGTGGAAGGTCGATCACGGTACCACCGACGCAAGCGGAAACCGGACCTTCACGGGCGTCTACGTCCGCACGATCCGGGCCTACGACGGTGGCGGCGCGACGAGCAACGGATACAGCACCAGCGGAACCACGCGACGATGGTGGCCCACGACGAACGGCGTCGTGGCGGCATTGACGCAGGGCTACAGCTCCACCGACCAGGTGTCGGGCTCGAGCGTCATCGACGTGTCGACCAGCAACCCGCAGACGTACGTCCTCGGAACGAACCCGTCCTACACATGAGCGTCGAGGCATACATCACGGCGGGGGCAAACGTCATCCCGGTGCTTCCGCCCGATGCGCTCATGGTCGACGTCGCGCGGCAGATCGGCATCCCGCAGGACGAGCTCTTTCGCGTCGACGTCCCTTCGGGAATGACGCGGCACACGAGCGCGAAGGTGCTGATCGCGTCAACCCAAATAGCCAACCTGTTCGCGGTCGGCACGGTGTCCCTGACGCTGGCCGACTCGAGCGGGTCGACGGTTACGCTGTCGAACTTGTACGCGCGTCCCCCGCAGCCGTTCCTGTGGAGGGAACCGGGCGGCCCCGTGCTCGTGGAGCTCGTGGACCAGAGATGGTATTGGCAATTCGCCAGCGGAGCGGTCAACAC